AGGCTGATATTGCAGAAAATGAACGTCTAACGTTTGAAATCTCGAACGAGGATAACAAAACAAGGGAACAAGTCAATGCGATTATTAAATCTATTCCAAAAGCTGACAAGCAAAGTGATGCGTTTAACGCCAATGCTCCTCTTAGCGTTATTGACTTCTTGCGCAAGTAAACCTCAGGTGGTCACTTGCCCTCGATTGCCGGTTGCTTATTTATCTCATTTAGATAAAACACAATTTGCCGGTGAAACATACGGCGACATTGCGCAATACTCAGTGATTTTAAAACGTGAGCGTGATATGTGTTTAAGCCGCATCGACAAGATTCGTGAATGGCAAACTGAGAAATTAAGTAAATAGGGGAATAAATGTTTTTTCCAAAATCAAAGAAGAAACTTCGTGAAGAGGGTTTTACCCATCATTGCAAAGTATGGGGAATCCCTTGTTATGTTGGTGGATTGGATGAGGAAGATCCTCTTATCGATACCGCCAACTTTATTCCGAGTTGGGTGTTAGACTTAGCTGATGCAATTTGCTTTACCATGCTAGATTATCAAAATAGAGATAATCCGCATTATTTTAAAGGTTGGTCTATCTATGTAGGCGACCCGCTTTAATTTATTTTTAGGAGGAAAAATGGGTACAACTAAAACTATTGGTGAGGAATTAGTAGGGATTGATTTTAATGTTGGCAATCGAGGTGACGTGCATGAATGTAAATCTCGCTTTGCAGATGCAATAAATCAGTTACAAAAACAATCATGCTCAAGTCCAGAAAAAGAGATGCTAATTAAAGAAGCTCAAAAACGCATTATCGATGCACAAATGTGGGCGGTTAAAGCTATCACTTGGGATTTATAATTAAAGTTCACAATGCCCGCTTAATTGCGGGCTTTTTTATATATCGTTTATGGCAAGAAAGAATTGGAACGCACTTCAAATAGAATATATCAAGTCTTACGCAAAGACTGGTGTATCAGTATCAGAATGGTGCAGAAAGAAAGGGTTAAATTTTGCCAGTGCTAAACGTTATATCAAAAAGCCTGAAACAGCATTCGCACAGTTAGATGAAATCCAAAAGGGTGACAATCGAGAAGTAAAAGCAATTAAGAAAGCCGTTAAAAACAATGCGAATGAAACTTTAGAATCAGAAGTTATTGAATCTAAAGAAGATTTAGAGGAAAACTGCGAAATTAATTGCGAAATTGCGAATAAAACTGCGAAACCATCTAGATTCTCTTCTGAATTGCAATCTCAAAGAAGAAGAAAGCATGGCGGTTACGCTCGTTACTTTAAAGATAAATCAGCCTTTGATGTTGTAGTTGATTTTAGCCTTAAAGACGAGATTGATTTAATGCGCCAACGTGCTATTGCATCAATCGAGAATCTTGAAAAGTTCACTGCTGATTTAAGTCACTGTAAAACGGCTGAAGATAAAGAAGTTACCTATAAGCTAATTAACGCCGCTCAGAACGCATTAGATAGAGCGGTTGCACGAATTGAGAGTTTAAGCCGCACAAATAACGATATTGATTTAGTGCTTGAAACAATCGAATTAAGAAAAGCTCAGACGAAAGAAACCTTGCTTAAAGCAGATAAGCTCGCACAAGAGTTAGGCGCAAGAGCAGCAAGCAAACACAAAGTGGAATACACAATGGATTTTACAGGCGGCGATGATGAAGATTAATTATATCGCCTCGCCAACCTTTCGCCGAGTACATAAATCAAACGCATTAGTAAAGGCAATTCGTGGCCCGATTGGTAGTGGTAAATCAGTTGGGTGTGTAATGGAAATGTTCCGTATTTGCTTAAACCAAGAGCCTAATTCTGATGGTGTTCGCCGTACTCGTTGGGCTTGCGTGCGTAATACTTACCCTGAGTTAAAGGGTACAGTGATCAAAACATTCCAAGACTGGATTCCTGACAGTATTTGCCCGATTAAATATGACAGTCCAATCTCAGGATTGATGAAAATCAATCATCCTGATGGCAAAACAACGGTTGAGGCTGAATTTATGTTCCTATCCATGGATAAGCCAAAAGATGTTAAGAAATTAATGTCACTTGAGCTTACAGGGATTTGGATAAACGAGGCTCAATTCTTGCCAGTATTGCTTGTTACTGAGGCGGTTACTCGTACAGGGCGTTACCCGAAAAAGAGCGTATTAGAGGGATTTGATGGCGCAACTTGGAACGGCATGATTATGGACACAAACTCGCCTGATGACGATCACTGGTGGCATGAATTTGAAACCGCCGTTGATGAGGAAACAGGCGAAAGTCTAACGCCTAAAGGATGGGAGTTCTTCACTCAGCCTGGCGCATTAATTGATATTACAGGCATTCCATATAGCTCTTTATCCAATGAAGTTAAAGCCAATATTGAGGCTGGCTTATACGTTGAATATAAAGGGCATAAATTCGTGGCTAATCCACTTGCTGAGAACGTTGAAAACCATAAGAAAGGTTATGGGTACTGGTTCGATAGCTTGCAAGGTCAAACGCTCAACTGGATTAAATCTCGCATCTGTAATGAGTTCGCAACAGTACAAACAGGTAAACCAGTTTATATGGATCACTTCAACAAAGAATTGCACGTATCAAAAGATAAATTATTGCCGGTTAAAGGATGGCCAACATTTATCGGTCTTGACTTTGGTCTAACGCCAGCCGCAATTATCGGTCAGGTTGCGCCAATCGGTCAGTTACGCATCACTGATGAAGTTGTTGCAACTGGTATGGGGATTGAACGATTTATTCGTGATCAGCTTTCAATTCTACTTAAATCAAAATACAACGGTTGTGAAATTGAAGTAATAGGTGACCCAGCTGGTGTGCAACGTGCGCAAACCAACGAGAAAACGTGCTTTCAAATTCTATTGGAAAACGGCTTTAATGCTCGTCCAGCAGATTCTAACAACACAACAGCTCGCCTTGAGGCAGTTCGTTGGTGGTTATCTCGCTTAGTTGGCAAAGGACAGCCGGCAATGCTTATTAGTCCACACTGTAAAACACTTATCAAAGGTTATGAAACAGGCTATTCATACCGCCTATTAAATATCAGTGGGGAAGATAAATACACAGAAACGCCGGATAAAAACCGTTATTCACATCCACACGATGCAAACCAATATTTATGTTTAGGCGCTATGCCTGATTTATTCAAACAACAGATCATCAACATTAAACCACATCAAGCAATCAGTTCATTGACAGGGTACTAAACAATGGCAGAAGAACAATCCGCATTATTAGAGGCGATCACGAATTTCGGATCAGAGCTAAAAGCAAAATTATTAGAGCAAATTAAACAACGCCAACCAGTTGTTGAACGTTGGGTAAAAGATATGTATCAATATCGCAACCAATATTCAACCTCAACAACAACGGGTAAATCTAAAGTGTTTGTTGGTTATACTCGTGCGAAAACTGATGCTTGGACGGCTCAAATGACAGATATGTTATTCCCGAGCGATGACAAGAATTACAGTATCTCGCCAACGCCTATGCCTAGCATTTCCAATATGGCAAAACAAACCGATAACGGCAATCCGCAAATGGCTGCTCAAATTGATAATGCTCGTGCGATTATGCAACAAGCAAAAGAGCGTGCGGAGGCGATGGAAAAACTAATTGACGATCAGTTGCTCGAATGCGATTACGCTGCTGAGGCTCGCTTATGTTTACATTATGCCGCCGTATTGGGTACAGGTATTTTGCGTGCGCCTATCGTTGATGTTGTGGAATCAAAAGTATGGTCAGAAGATGCTATGGGGCAATGGAATGGCGAGATTGTGGCTAAAACAATTCCGGCTGCTCGTTTAGTATTGCCGTGGGATTTTGTGCCGGATATGACCGCATCCACAATCAAAGATTGCCAATTCGTTTTTGAACGCAGTTACGTTACGAAAAAACAATTACAGTCTTTAGCTAAAAATCCATACTACTTGAAAGATAACGTGCTTGAGCTTTGCGAATTAGACGGCTCAGATACGAAAACAGCAAGCTCAGATATGGATGGTTATGTTGATACGTTGAGAACGTTATCAGGCTTAGAAACACAGAGCAAAGACAACCGCTATGAGCTATGGACTTATCATGGCGGCATTCCATTGAGCGTATTAGAGAGCGCCAATTCTCAATTAGGTGAGGGCAATAAGCTCAATATTCCGAACGATGAAGAATCAAAGGCGGCTAATCTTGAAATTGATGGCGTGATCGTGATGGCGGGCAACGGTAAGATTTTAAGCGTAAATCTCAATCCGTTAGATTCAGCCGAATACCCTTACTCAATTTACACTTGCGAGCCTGATGTATGCTGCGTATTTGGCTTTGGTATTCCTTACCTTTGCCGTGATGCACAAGAGATTTTAAATACCGCTTGGCGAGGCATGATTGATAACGGCGTTTTAGGTATCGGGCCACAAGCAGTCGTGAATAGCAGTGTATTAAGTCCAGTGGACGGCTCTTGGGAATTAGCTCCCTATAAACTATGGCGCACTACTGACCGAGCAACAGCCAACGCAACGATTGAGGCTCAAAGAGCCTTTGGAATCTTTGATATTAGCAGTCGTCAGCAAGAATTTGCCAATATCATTCAACTTTCAAAATCATTTATGGATGAAGAAAGTGGATTGCCAATGATTTCACAAGGCGAGCAAGGACAGGTTACGCCAACGCTAGGCGGTATGTCTATGCTAATGAATGCCGCAAATGCAGTACGCCGCAGACAAGTGAAAGAGTGGGATGATGCAGTCACTAAACCATTAATTCGCCGATTCTATGAATACAACATGGCAATGAGCGATGATCCGAATATCAAAGGCGATATGCAGATTGTTGCTCGTGGTACATCAGCGCTATTGGTTAAAGAAACTCAAACAGCACAGATTATCGATATTTTCCAAAAGTTCGGTCAGCATCCGCAATTAATGTATGCCTTTGACTGGTACGATGGCGCTAAAACATTGATGCAATCAATGAGCATGGGAACGCAAACCATGCTTATCCCTCGTGATGAGTACGAACAAAAATTACAGGAAATGCAAGAATCTCAAGCATCACAACCGCAAGATCCTGAAATTCTAAAAGTACAAATGCAAATGCAGATTGCACAACAAAAACAACAGCACGAAATGCAGTTGGAGCAGATGAAAATTCAAAGTCAAATTCAGATTGAGCAAATGAAAGTTCAAATCAAAGAGAAAGAGCTTGAAATCAAAATGCTCGAAGTGCAAATGACACAACAATCACAACAAGCACGCCTAGATTTAGACGAAAAACTAAGTACGGCAAAACTCACAACCGATTTACAACTTCAAACTGGTAAACAAGCAATAGATTTAGAGAAATTTAAAACAGAAGTGGCATTGAAGAGTACGCCGCTCGCTAATCCAGCCGGTAATTATGGATTAGACAAATAACAGGCCGCAACTTTAAAAGTGCGGTCTTTTTTTATCACTAAATTTTAAGGGCAAATATATATGAGTTTCTACCTTTCCAATAAAGACTACAAAGAAATGATCGGCATTATCAGTGGCGATACAGGTAGCAAGAAAGGAAATGGCGCATCAACCACTTACCTCGATACTGAATTAACAGCGCAAGAGCCTAAAAAACAGCAAGGCATTGTGGCTGATACGGTTGATGCAGTGCAAATGGGTGCATGGAAAGGCGTTAGTGATATTGCGCATGGTGTTGGCGCTTTAACTGGTGCAGATTGGTTGCATGATATTGGTGATTGGGCGGCTAAAGGTGCTGATGAAAACGTTGCCTCAATGTCAGATGAAATGAAAGCCGCTTTAAATCAAAATGCGTTTGATGGCGAGGGGCAAGGCGTGCGCAATTTGCGTTGGTGGGCTGGTAATTTAGGTTCATTAATCGGTCAAAACCTTGATACAGCTTTAACGCTTGGTGCGGGTAAAATTGCAACGATTGGTGCAAAACAAGCCGGTAAATTATTGCTCAAAAAAGAAGTGGCTGAAGAAGTGGGCAAAACAGCCATTGAGCAAGCTGCTAAACGTGGCATTCCGAAAAAATACTGGAACATGGTTGGTATTACAGCAACAATGTCAGCGATGTCAGGTGGTGGCCGTTATGGTCAAAAACGTGATGAAGTCATGGGCATGACCAACGAGCAATTAGCTCAGATCCCGCAATTCTCAGATGAATATTATTCCATTGCAGATAGCGATGAGGGCAAAGGTAAAAGCACAGATGAGCTTTACACAATGGCGAAAAAATCCTTTGCTGATAAAGTTGGTCGTGATGCAGCGTTAAATCCAACGGCTATCGCAACAGATTTAGTGACAAATGCAGTCAGTGGTCTTGGTGGCGGATTTTGGGGTTTAGGTTCGCCGGCTAAAACAATCAAAGGCGGTTTATTAAAAGGTGCGGCAGTTGAGGGTGGCACTGAGGCTATTCAAGGTATTGGCGAACAATACGCCTTAAATAAAGCAGATCAGGACTATTTAAATCCGAATAAAGATTTAACTGAGGGCATGGCTGATAATGCTATCAATGGTGCAGTGCTTGGTGCAGTCTTTGGTTCGGCTATGGGTGGACTTGATACTCACACTGATAGAATCGCTTTCAACAATCAAAAACGCACACTCTTAAATCATATCAATACTGGCAATGATGCAGTTGATAGCCAGTTAAGAAACTATGTTGATATGCTCAATCATGGTGCAACCGAATTAGGCGATTTAGTATCAGCTAGTCGAGTACAGGCGCTCAATAATGCGGGCATTGCAACAGCTAAAGCACGACAAGTTGCAGAAGAGGCACTTGCAGAACAACAAGCAAAAGCAAAATTTGAATCAGACTTCTTTGATGAAGAACAACCACAACAAGAAACAACCTCCACTTTCAAAGTTGATCCGAATTTAGAACGTGCGCTTGAATTGCATTCAATTCTTGGTCAATTCAGAAAAAATGACTTATCTCGTGCGAATGAGTTTATTGATACGCCAACCATTTTCGCAGATGAACAAGCTCGAAAAGATTATGTAATCGGTCGTGCGTTTGATGAAGTGCGCAACATTGCTCAATCATACGGCATTGATCCGAAAGACGGTAAAGCTATGCGCCGTTGGTTAGAGGATTACGCAGAGAAAGCGAAAGAATACGCCAACGATGATCCGCAAGCCGTTGCACCAGTAAGCAATTTACAATCATCAGCTAACATTGCACCTGAGTTCAGAAATGGCGTTGTAAGCGGCGCTAACGATGAGATTGATGTTGGCAATGGTAATTATCAACCTTTCCAATATGAAGTCGTAGATGCAAGCACGCTTACGCCTACACAACAAAAAAATGAAAACCAATTCCGTGACCGTGACAGAGCATCAAGCCAAGCTCAAATTAATAACATTGCACGAAATTTAGATCCTCGCAAACTTGCCTCAAGTCCAACAATGGATGTTGGCGCACCGTTATTAGCCTTAGATGGTAAAACAATTATTGCTGGCAATGGTCGTACAATGGCAATTCGCCAAGCCTATCAAGAGGGTGGCGCTGATGGTTATCGCCAATTTTTACAAGATAATTCAGCACAATTTGGCATTGACCCGGCTCAATTAAGTGAAATGGAAAATCCTGTATTGGTTCGCCGCTTAACTTCTCCAGTTGATATTGCTCAAGTGGCCATCAATTCCAACGAGCAAGGCGGTATGCGAATGTCAGATTTAGAGCAAGCGAAAGTAGATGCTCGCCGCTTGCCAAGTATGGATAATTTTGTTGCAAACGATGACGGTGATATTAACTCAGCAGATAACCAATATTTCATTGGTCAATTCATTAAAAATCAACCTGAGAACGTGCGTAATGAATTATTAGATAGTCGAGGTAATCTCAGTCAAACTGGCGTGCAACGTATGCGCAATGCAATGTTGTATGAGGCGTATGGTGACAGTCAAACATTATCCCGCTTAATTGAAAATACAGATCAGGGCGCAAAAAACGTATTGAACGCCTTAACCTCTATTGCACCTAAAGTTGCTCAAACTCAGCAAGGCATCAACAGTGGCAAATTATCAAGCGATGTAAACATTTCAAAAGATGTGATCCAAGCCGTTGAGAAATACAACCAACTCAATGCACAAGGATTTAAAATCAGTGATTATCTTGCTCAAGAAGATTTTGTGGGGGATTTATCGCCTGAGGCTCGTGAAATTCTGACAATCTTTGATGAAAACCGCAGAAGTGGTAAACGCATTGCGCAAGTGTTAGGTTCATACTTTAATAAAGCTGAGGTTCAGGGTGATACATCAATCATGAGCCTATTTGGTGAAGATGCAACATTCGACAGATTAGGCACTTTACAACAAGCCAAAAACGTAAGTGATGATTATCGCTATTCATTCGCCGGTGAAAACGCACAATCAAGCACAGATGCAGTGCAACAAGCTCAAGCAATCCTAAATCAAACCTTTGGCAAAGCGGCAGAACATATTGAAGTTGCAACCTTTGCGAATCCTCCAAAAGATGTGCGCCATTTGATCACTTCTGATGTAGAGGGATGGTTTAATCCTAAAACTGGCAAGGTTACATTGATTGCAGACAGTATCAATGCAACCAAAACAATGAGCAAAGAAGAACGTTTGCAATTCGTTGCGTGGCATGAAATGGCGCATCGTGGAATCAACGTTGGCTATAAAGGCTCTTATGACAGCTTAATGAAAGAAGTTGGCAAAAACAAAGCGATTAGTCAGATCGCTGATGCTATTCAAATGCAACGCAAAAACACTGATGATTTAGCCGCAACCAATCGATCCGTTGCGATTGAAGAGGCTATTGCAGAAATGATGGCCGCACACGAAACAGGCAAATGGAATGAGCTTGAAAGTCGCTATGGCGTAGAGATTAAAAAAGGTCAAAGACAATCTACTAAATCATGGTTGTCAATGACCGCACAACGTATCAAAGACTTCTTATCAAAATTCTTTGGTGTTGAGCGTGCAGCGCAGTTTTCTGATGAAGATGTATTGAATCTTATTTCTCGAATTAAATCTAGCTCGCTAAATGAAACAAGTGATATTGGCGATGTGCGCTTTAGTCGAAATGAAGAATTAACTGAGGAACGCTATAACCAAGCAAAATCAAAAGGCGAAACCGAGCTAACATTCAAGCAATGGCAACAAGTGCGCTCGCCTGAGTTTAAAGCATGGTTCGGTGATTGGGAAAACGATCCTGAAAATGCAAGTAAGGTTGTAAATCCTAAAACTGGTGAGCCGTTAGTGGTTTATCATGGAACATTAAATAATTTTAATATATTTAACAATGATAGAGGCGTTCATTTTGTATCTGACGATCCGAAATTTGTTGATAAGTTTGTCACGCAAAATGGCGGAGATTTTGCTGATGGTGCAAATGTTATGCCGTTATTTATTTCCTCCAAGAATCCCTTTGATTACACTAACAAAAAACACGTTGGTAAACTTTCGGTGATGGCCGGTTTGAGTTCTAGCGCTGTTAGTGAAATAAAAAAAGGTAAATGGCAACGGATAGAGGATAGAACAATCATTGAATCAATCAAAGACTTGGGATTTGATGGTTTTTATGTAAATGAGGACGGAGTTAAAAACTTAGCTGTATTCAACTCCAATCAAATTAAATCAGCATCCTCTAACACTGGCGCATTTTCTAAAGAGAACGATGATATTCGTTTTAGCAGAAAAGGCGAATCAGAATATCAACGTGATTTAATCGTGACACACAACATCAGTGCAGATGGCATTATGCACGCTGATAAAATTGGCGGCTTACCACTTGCATCCGTTGCAGTGGCAAAACAAAGCAATCCATTAACCAGCTTTGGTGAAGTCACTTTAATTGGTAGTCGTAATTACATCGATCCGAAAGGCGTAAATAAAGCTCAAGTTTTCGGTAGTGACATTTATTCGCCTCGTTATCCTCGAATTAGTTATGAGTATTCAGCGAAAAATCAAAAAGCATTATTCAATCGTTTTGAAAAATCAGCAAAAGAGATTGAAGATAGCTCCTTTGGTTATGATTTTACGCAAGGATTAGAAGATACTGGCGCAAAACAAGCGATGCTTAATAGTGATGCGGTTAAATATCAGTTCTTGAAAGAGCATAATATTCCGTATAAAAAAGCCTATCGAGATATTCCGAAAAGCGTACACGCTGATTATCCATCCATTCAGAAAGCAATTAAAGCCGGCATAAGCGAGGAAGATATTTCATCCATCGAAAGTGCGGATAAATTTGAGGGCTTATTCAGAGAATTTATCAAGGATTACATCAAAGATATTGAGGGCAGAGTACCTCCATCGCCGTCGCTTAAAAATGTGATTGTGCGAGCAAAACAAGCCTTGGATGGGGATAAATATGCAGTTCGTACTTTTGCCGAATCAAGAGTAAAAGAGGGATTGAAATTACAGGAATCTAAGAAAGTATTAGATCAACCTGAAACCTTATCAAATATGCGAAAAGCGGTTAGCGAGCATGAAGATGCTTTCCGTAATTATGTTGATAGCATCGTTGAAACCATGCCAGTTAAAGAGAAAATTTGGAATGGTACTGATGGTCATGGCCGCAATAAATACGTTGCGCATACCATTGAAAACGTTGTTAAAAAACTCAAAAAAGATTTACGAGGTGGCGAATCATTTAATTATGGAATGCCTAACGTGCGTGCAGCCGTTACGCCTAAGTTTAAATCTATTGCTGATATTCAAGCCAATAAACATCGAATCGTATCTAAAGAAGAATTTGAAACCGCAAGAGATGCTCTCAAAAAAGAGGGGGATTCATTAGCGAACAAATTAGGTGTAAGCACTTTAGATATTTACGATGTGTTATGGAATGCGGTTGATGAAAACACTTCAA